AAAGGTGACTGGGCCAATGGCTTTAAGATGCACGAGTTACGCTCACTGCCTGACGCACTCTGGAACAGGTCTGCTAAGTTTCCTGGTGTCAAGACTAGCTTTGACAGAGCACCTGTATGGATGCCTGGGCAGAGTATTAGAAGCAGGAATGTGATCATCTGGTCAGAGGCTGGCTGGGGAGATATGCTACAGTTCTCTCGGTTCATTCCTCTGATCAGGCAGATTGCTAGCGGTGTTCACTGCGTCTACCCTGAGAATATCTCTAGTCTGCTAAAGCGCATGGATAAGTCCATACCTTATAGCCACCTGAGTAGGGAATGTCCTCCAAGTTCCTATCGAGTCAAGATGATGTCTATGCCGTACCTCCTGATGGAGCACGGGCTACTCAAGCCTGAGCCAGTGGATCGCTGGTATGGGGCTGAGGGAGTCTATCGCAATCCTGCTATAGAGGCTCCTAAGCGTTCTAAACCGCTAGTAGGAATCTTCTACTCCACGGATAACAAGTCCTGGAACATGGCAGCGAAGCAGATCCCAAAGGATATCGTGGATGAGTTCATAGAGCGCCATCAAGAGGTGGATTGGGTGTCTTTACAGCTTGGTGATGGGTTCCTAAATAGTCCATTTTGGAACGAAACTGCAGATAAACTTCAGACCCTTGATGCAGTGGTGTCTGTGGATTCAGCAATAGCCCACTGTGCTGCTAGTGTAGGTGTACGTACTATAAATCTGGTTGGAGATGAGACAATGGCGTGTTGGCGTTGGTATCCAGTCTCAGAGCGTACCTACTGGTATGATAGTATGACTACTGTCTGGTGGGATAATTACTCAGACTGGGATACTGGATTAGAGAAAGCAATGGATTACCTTGATGTTCCTAAGCCTATTGCAAAAAAACGTGGTAGACCTAAGAAAAGTGTGGTATAATATATGACCCTGACATTAGAAGAGATCAAAGAAAGGATGAAACGATGGGATGAACTAACCATCATAGAGGAGTTGTCTCTCCGTTCTGAGGAAATAGTAGAACGGTTTGAAGATGTAATAGAAGAGAACGCAGATAGATTAGAAAAACTTGTTAACTGGGAAGATTAGAATATGGATTACTACAGTCAGTTTATTGCAAAGAGTCGTTACAGCCGTTTCCTACCTACCGTCAATCGGCGTGAGCACTGGGAGGAGACAGTCAATCGTTACATGGTGTTCATGTACAACCACCTAAAGCAGGCTAAAGATTACACAATGCCTGATGATCTGTACAAACAGATTAAAGATTGTATTGTAAACCTGGAAGTCATGCCTTCAATGCGTGCTATTATGACTGCAGGCAAGGCGCTAGAGCGTGACAATACTGCTGGCTACAACTGCAGCTATCTGCCCATCGATGATCCTAAAGCATTCGATGAAGCAATGTATATTCTTCTGTGTGGTACAGGCGTAGGTTTCTCAGTGGAGCAAAAGTATGTTAATCAATTACCTGAAGTCCCAGATCAGTTGTTTGATTCTGAGACTGTTATTTCTGTTGCGGATTCGAAAGAAGGATGGGCCAAGGCTTTACGGCAACTCATCGCTCTTCTTTATTCTGGGGAAGTGGCAAGGTATGACTTATCCAAAATTAAGCAGTTGGTAGGAAACTTACGTCAATCGAATGCCATGATCTTCTCTGTAAAATCGGGGAAGTTGTTGTTGTGGGTGGAGTACGAAGGAGTGCAATGATATCGCTGTCTGATCTGGAAGATGATCGGATGCGTCATGCTAAATCAGGAGATTGGTGGACACACAATGGACATAGAGCACTTGCTAACAACTCAGCAACTTATAATGCTAAGCCAGATATTGGACAGTTTCTCCAAGAATGGACAAGCCTTTACAACAGTCATTCTGGAGAACGAGGAATCTTCTCACGAGCCGCTAGTAAAAGCCAAGCTACTAAGAATGGTAGACGGGACAGTAACTATGAGTTTGGAACTAATCCATGCTCGGAGATTATACTACGCCCATATCAGTTCTGTAACCTCACAGAGGTCGTGGTCCGAGCAGAAGACACCGTAAACACTGAGGAGGAGCGTCTGCTTGGTGTGTCCTTGACTGGTATTTTAGATAACAAATGGATGGGAGAGGTTAGTGACAGCACTGCGAAGGCTCTTGAACAACTGCGGAAAGTTTCTGTTGATACCAATGCTGAGTTTGCAGCTATTCTTAAAGTCCCTCAGTCTGCTGCGATCACTTGTGTCAAACCTTCTGGTACTGTGTCTCAGCTTGTTAATTCTGCCTCTGGCATTCATACTCGACATAGCCCTTATTATATTCGCAGGGTTCGAGGCGATAAGAAAGAGTGGATGGATGTTGGTGCGTGGGTATGGAGGAACTTTGATGAAATCTCTGGTATATCGTTCCTGCCTTGGGATGGAGGCACTTATCGCCAAGCTCCTTATGAGGAATGCACTAAAGAGCAGTACGAGGAACTTCTTGCTAAGATGCCTACATCAATTGCATGGGATGATCTTAAAGAGGAGGACGACAACGTGGAAGGAGCACAAACATTAGCCTGTGTAGCAGGTCACTGTGAGATTTAATATGAATATAGAACTATCTCTTATTGCAGGAATAATGCTTGGCTTTGAATACGTTAAAGATGAACGGGATTACAACTATCTTGTTGTAGATATCTTCTTTGCTCGTGTTCTTATAGGCTGGTAGAGTATAGGGCTTTCTCGTCTTTTCTACGTTTGACTAGACCTGGAAGCTCTTTACCGCCTGCTTTAGTCCACTGCATAAAGGCTTCGGCTGCTCCTTCAAAGTCACCACGATTGTGTTTCATCCTGATGCTAGAGCGTTGGAGATTGCCGAGGCCAACATTGAAAGAGAAGGAAACGAGGCTGTCAAACCTAGGCTGAGTAAGATTAGCAGGACACAATCGTAGTACGCCTCGCTCAAACGTAGCCAAGTCTGCTGCGAGGATCTCGTCCACTTCTGCCATTGATAGAATTCTGTCCCATCCATCAGGAATGGGTAGGTTTTTTCTGTCTTCAAGTTTAACTCCTATATGTGAAGGGTCTATGACATGGCCTACTCCAACAGTCCATAGTAGTGCTGGACAGCGGTAAGGCCGTGTACGCACACCTTCGTGGTGCTTGATCATGTCAATGACTTCTTTGGGTACTTTCATTTCTTAAACGATTGAGTACCAAACCAAAAGGCAATCACAGATGAGAAGATAATGGCACTATCCTCATCCCAAAGAATTTCCATAGCCTGCTCGAAAGGAACACCAGTCTTCCATGCGTAGAAGAAACCAAAGATGTTTACAAACAGTAGCATCAGGAACATACCATAAGTAATTAATGGGCGTACCAGAGCACGAATATTAATAACCCACTGTGAAGCGCCTTTACCAATCTCAATATCATGCGCGTACAGTGCCTGTCGTTCTTGCACAGCAGTTTGCATAGCTACCTGATCTGTCCTAATCTCTTCTATCCTAGCCTGTGCAGCAAAGCCACGCTCTGCCAGGGCTAGTTCACGCTCTGACTGCATCTTTGCTAATTGTAGTTCATGCGACTTATCAGACTTATCTTGAAAAAAATCTAGGATCTTGGGCAGACCACCCATTAGAAAGGAAATTAAAGTAGACAGTAGTGTAATCATTAGATAAGCCCCATCATTTTAAATAAACCATAAACAACTGCTGATGCTATTAGTATACCAAGCACTTCACGCCTAAACTCCATACGCTTCCTGTAGAACTCATCATTCAATTCTAGGTGCTGTTTACGCATCTGTGTTATTAGTGACTTAACCTCAGAGACAGCAGATCTACCATATTCCTGCTCAATCTGTCTATACATCTCTTGCTCTGCGTCCTTGATCTGCCTGATGATCTTGTATTCTTCATAGGCATTCATAAACATCATGTCACCACGGCGTTCAATCTGCTGCTGCTTTCTTTTCCAGGCTACACGAGCTTTGGCTTCTTCGTCTAAGAAAGCATTAACTTCATTAGCAGTTTCCTTAATCTCTCTGCCAACCTGTACCGCTTCCTTAATCCCTGAGAGAGCAGCCCTAGTGGTTTGTATAGGGTCACTCATCTTCAACAACACCTTTTCCAAGGAGTCGTTGCCTACGGAATTCAACAGCAAAGTCTGGATTACTATTGAGTTGTTCCATGAGTATTTGATTAGTAGCTGCCCTGCGTGACTTCTCAGCCACACGTTTCATAAGAATATTTTTTACTAGTTTATTTGAGTTTTGGTATATCGGTGTATTAATAAGATTAGATAGCTGCTGGTTTACAATGTCACCAGAAACCTTAGCATACTTTTCATATGCAGTAGCATCTAATTCTACATCTCTGATTTTCTTCTCCACTGGTTTAAATGAAAAACCAATATCCTGAATCTCACGCTGCAACGGAGTCTGTTCAGCATCTCTAGTTGCAATACCAAGCACTCCAGATAAACCATAGGACAAGTTAGGTTTAGGGTTACCAAGTAAGTCCCGTTTGACAGGTAGGTCCTCACGCAGCCCTGGTATACGAGCCTGTACCGCATCGTCAAAACCACGAATCTCTCTCTGGTATGGGTCAGGAATTCGTGCAAATTGTGCAACTGCAGCAGGAACTACAAGGCCAGCAAAGCTATTAATGAAGCTACCACCATAACGCTCAGGATCGTGGACAGCTTGGAGTACTCCAGTAATGCCTTC